TTGATTTATTAAGGTCTGTATTGAATATAGTAGCAACCTAATCCAGGTTGGAAATTTGGATGTGATTCTCCAGCTCCTTGTGATGCTATTGCTAATGTTGTAGCTGCTGTTAATGTAACATTCTCAGCAAGTAAAGGTCCACCTGGATTAATTTCGTTAATAAACGCATTAGGACCACTAGGTGTATTATCAAATGCAGTGCTAGAAAATGCTGGGTTATTAGGAGCTATAGCATGTGTATGTGGATTAGGAGTTATAGCAGTAGTAGCTGAACTACCAGGGTGAGCATGTGCAGGTATTTGTCCCACTGTCAATGTAACACCATTTGTACCTAATGGAACATTTAATGTATAATTAGGATTACCAAGTGCTGGATCAACTTGAGGAGAATATGAACTACCACCAGGAACAGCTGTAACACCTACAGGAACTCTACCTCTTAAATCAGGAGTTCCATTTATTCCATTACATAGGTATATATCTACCCAATCACCAAGTCCTACTCCTGTACTAGAGAAATTACTTAATGGTCCAAAGTATGGAACAACAGAATAAGGAACCATTCTATTACTAACTAAACTAGAACTAGATGAATGTGTAGCTAAATAGTTAGCAATATAAGCATCTAACTCAACACCATTACTTGAATAGTTTGTTTGAAGATCTAAAGCAAGAGCTCCTAAATTAACTTCTACTTGACATAGTTTATTTATAACAGCTTGTACAATAGAATGTGTATCTGAAGATGATGTAACACCTGTTAAACATCCAACTGAATAATCAGCATTCAATGTAGCAAGATCTAAATCAATAGCATCTACTTGTTCTTGAAGATCACAAGCAGCTTCTATAAGAGCTTTTGATATATCTACAATAGAAAGATCTTTACATGTAGGAAGATATTGGTTAACAAGGTTACATACCACTGTAGTACCAAGATCAATTTTCACTCCTGTACCATCTAATGTAGATGTAAGAAATGTAATCAATGCTTGTTCTACAAATGATAAAGAATCACCTGTTTGGATTCCTAGGACAGGAACATCTATTCCTGTATATTTAATACATCTGTCAGAGACAACCTCTGTACATCCGTTATAACAATTTGAGCAAGTGGACATGTTTGTTTTATTTTAAGTTATTATTTATGTTATAAAGCTTCAAAGTGGGTATAAATTGTATAAAATCCAGTTGGAGCCAATGTAGTTGTACTAGTTGTTGTTGTAGAACTAGTAGAACTAGTAGAACTTGTTGTAGTTGTAGTGATACATGATGGAAAACATATATCAAAACCATATCCAACTAAGTTACCAATTCCAGTTCCAGTTATAGTTAATTCAGTGAAAGGAGTAGATGTAGAAACTTGAGTAGATCCTCCTGTATTTCCTCCTTGCCAAGATCCACATATTTGATTACCAACAGGACCATAATCATAACATCCCCCTGCTAATGTAAGTGTAGGAGTTCCTTGATTTGAATTAATAGTAAAACATTCTTGTTGACCTGGATATGAATTATATCCCATTGCAGAATTACTAATGTAAATATTATTTACAGGAACACTAAAAGATATTGTAAGTGTAAATGGACCATTAATTTGAGCTAGGAATAAACTATCTGCATCCATTGGGAATCCTCCACAATTGATATAATTATTTCTTGGACCAGGTGCAACAATAGATGGACCTACATATGTTGTAGTAATACTTATTCCATCTATAGTACCAGTACCATTTCCATCATCAGGATTAACAAATGAATAAGCTACACAATCTTGACATAAGGTTGTTGTAGTGGTAGTTGTACTAGAACTAGAACTTGTTGTTGTGGTTGTAGTTGGTACTGCAGTAGTACTAGTACTAGTTGTTGTACTACTACTACTAGTACTAGTTGTTGTACTACTAGTTGAGCTTGTACTTGTACTAGTAGAACTAGTTGTACTAGTTGTACAAGAATTTGTTTCTATCACTACAATATTTGCTGATACATTAAGACCTACAAATGTCTGTATACAAACACTTGATAATCCTTCTAGAGTTATTGTTTCTGGTTCTCCTGTATCACAGTTACCAATTAAGAATGATTCTGCAGAAGGTGCAGTGTTATACAATATGTATGATTTACAAGTTGTCAATGTAGTTGTGCTAGTTGTTGTAGGATTTGCTACAACATCAATTTCACAAGGATCTTCTAAACAACGTTCAGGTTCATTACATCTACTAACACATCCCAATGTAAGACGAATAACTCTACTAGCAATCATCTGAACTGTGTACTCATGTACATAGTTAGGATTACAATACTTGTAAGTTAGTATCCTTCTATATGTTATCAATTGAAGAATATCACCAGCAGGTATAGGTTTGTTCAACATATATGAAATATTGTTGTACAAATTATTACCAAGCTCTGCTAACTTACAATCTATCTTTTTAAGCAATGAAGGTATATTAGCACATTCTGGGCAGTTATTTAGTCTTGGTGATAACATAATATTATTTATTTACTTTAGAAGCGCATGTGCCGCATAGTCCATTTTTCAATTGACATCCACACCCCACATTAGCTCCACAACTTGAACATTGTGCCATAATTAATAAAAGTTTAGTAAGTAGTTGTTACCTGAACAACCACAGTTGGTTCTTAAAAAGTTATCTAACATATTATCTGCCTGAGCATATAATGTATTTGATTCATATTCTGCACAGTTATTAGCTGCTGCAATCGCTCCTTGAATAAAGAAGTTGATCGTGTTTAATTGCACACTAGATTGTGTTTTAAGTGCTCTGTCGCACTCCATCATATTTAATTGTAAAAACGCATTGTCAAACTTCTCTTGAAGTCTGTCAACACGTAATATTGTTTTCTCCACATAGTTTGCATATGCAGGAGCAACAGAATATCTTAATCTATACACTCCATCAGGAAGAGGTTGATTACAACCTACTTCTGTTATCCCTAAATTAGATGATGTAAATACATTGGTTTCATTAGGAACAAAAGGTAATATCTTGGTTCCAAATCCTGGAATATCAATCTCAATAGATGGTGCAGAAACCACTGGAGGATTAGTAGGATATACAGATGCGTCTGTAACACCAAGCGTAAATACACTATAAGTAGGAACTACTAATATATCTAATTGTAAGTTTGCCATGTTGTTTTTTAAATAAATATGCCAGAGGATGTGAGTTATCCTCTATCCCCTGGCATAGGTTATTATTAATTTTACTATTCTTTATTCTTAAGGTTGAAGAGTAGAAGTAGTAGTTGTTGTTGGTGCAGGGGCAGCAGTTGTAGTAGAAGTAGTTGTAATACATTCGTTATTATCTACAACATCTCCTAAAGCAGCTTCTAAGATATCTTGGAAATCTGAAGTAAGATTAGAACCACCATTAGGCACAGCAAGAATCACAGTAGAATCTTCCATGATGTAATCACCCCATTGGTATTCAGATTTGTTGTACTCGTTGAATTTGATATAGAACAAGTTGTATGTTTCACCATTAGATACCCAAGACTCGAAGTTCTCGTTGTATCCATTCATTCTATATAAATGTTTCAAGTAACCAGCTTGGTAGCTATAGAAGTTTTTCTCTAATTGAGCAACCTCTGCAGATGTACCACTAGGATAAGAAGCACGTTGAATAACAACAGGATCAGCAACAATGTTACAGTTATCAGCAACGATAAAGTCAGCAGTAGTAGCAGGACCAGAGTAAACAAAAGTTCTAAACCACATTCTGTCATATTCAAATGGGAACGCTGCGATATCACAAGGTTGTCCATATTGAGTTAATGGTTTTCCTGTAATACGTAAGATAGTTCCACCTACATTTTCAAATGTATAGAATGTAGAGAAAGAAATGTTATCAGGGTTGTTTCCTGGAGCTTTTAAGTTCAATTGGAAAATTAACTCATCAATAATGATAGAAGGATCTACATTATCACATGGGTTATCGTCACAATTACAACATGGAGCTTGGATAGTCACTGAACGAGTGAATCCATTGAAATACAATGTATTAATGTAGCTAGAGAAAGCACGTAAAGTTAACGTGATAACTTCTCCACATTGTACAGTGAAATTAGTTACATCAGTAATTTGGTTAGCAGCAGTTGGACAAGCAGAAGTTTTGTACCATTCTGTTACGTTTGAATTACAACCTGCACCTGAAGGACATCCTTTGATCTTATCAGATCTTTTAGAACCTTGCAAGTAAGTGTTTGTTCTACCTTGAGCTACGTAGAAGTAAGGAGATGCAGCAATATTCACAGCAGTAGCTACTGAATAATCGCTTTTGAAAATACCTACTTCACCTGCTGCAAGGTCTTGAGTTGAGCCAGAGCTAGGGACAGCAGTTTGCCCTACTGGAACCACGAATAACGTGGTTAATGAAAAATCAGCCATTTTAATTTATTTAAATGTTAATAAAGTTTATTCGTTTGTTTGTATTCTGAACTGAGCACTTTGTACTGCTGCAGCATTTTCAGTATACATTGCTAGATTTTGTACTGTCAAGTCTAACAGTTCATCCTCTAAATATAATTCAAGTTCACAATCTTGATCAAATGATGGTGTACCATCTAACATTATATATCCTGCTTTGTTTATATACACTGGATATCTCATGTACATCATGTAAACTTTAGTTGGTGTAAATGTACCATCTGTAAAGTAACTTATCTCATCTGATGACAAAGAGTTGAATGTTTCTTGATATTCAAAACTTGGTCTATAATGATCATTGTTTAATATAAACTGAAGATCACCATGTTTTGCAAGATCTCGATTAATCCAAATCTTTCTATCTTTACATCTACCTTTGTCTGCCAACAAATATGAATCTATATAAAACATATATTGTGGCTTAAGTTCATGTACATATGTACACCATTGATTCAATTCAACATTCTTTAACGTAAGATCTAAAGGCTGATGATTGTAATTCATTATAAGACTTTGTAAGTCTTCATAACGTTTCTTAAATGAATCTTGACCTAACTGACTAGCAGTACTAATACCATCAATCTTTTGTTTTATCAACTTAATCTGAGCTTCATTGAGAGCTAGTATCTTGTCTTCTAACTGAATTTGTTGATGTGCATTAGTTGATAGTTTATTTAGTTTCTGATCAATCTTGTATAATAAACTATCTACTGGTATCATATTCTTTTATATTTTTAAACTAGCCCCTTATACAGAAGCTAGTTTTTTAGTTTTTAATTTGCCTTCTAATGTCAATAACTCATCTTGGTTATCATCATCAGCAAGGAATTTGATTAAATCTTCTTCATCTTTAGCTACTTCATATTCACCTTCATAAACCTTGCCATTTGGCTTGATTCTATAAACTGAATGTGCTACAGCTTGTTTTACTAAATCTTTAATATGGAGTAAACTTTCTTTCATGTCAGCAAATCTATTGAACACTTCAACTGGACTCAATCCTGAATACTTACCATTCTTGAATTCTGTTTGTTTCAATACGTTATCTACTAAGTTGTATACCACTTCTTCTTTTGAATCTTCTGATACTGGAAGTCCTAAAAGTCTTGCAACTTTACGTTTCTTCTCAGGAGTCATTGAATCAAACTTAACAATCGCTTTGTTAATCAATTGTTTTTTCTTGAAGATCACTGCATTCTCTATCTCATCATCTACCACATAAAACTGTGTATCTGCTGGATATTCTCCTCTTTCCCATGCTTGGTAAGAAGATGCAATAGTAGGATGTACTCTCAACCATGAAAAGGCTATTTCTTGGAAAGCATTTGATAAATCAAAATAGTTATCACCATCTAACAGTTTAACTGCTTGTACGTGTGTTTGATCATC